CTTGTGCAAGTTCCTCTATGTTTGATAATTTTGTTTTTTCAGCATCAGTATAGGCGTTGGTATTAGCATTACTTTCGTATGATGTTTTTATTTCACTTGCTGTTGGATTAACTTCTGCACCATCTTCAATTCCTGCTAACTTTGTACTACTTGCGCTATCAAAACTAATTTTAGCGTTATTAGCTGTAATGTCATTAGCCTGTTGAGTAGTTATGCCTACTTTCGCATTGTTTGTAACTATATCAGCAGCTTGTTGCGTTGTTATTCCTACCTTACTGTTATTAGTTGTAATATCAGACGCTTGTTGTGCTGTTATTGTTGTTGTATCTCCCTCTAAAGCTGTTCCTGCCGTTGTGCCAAGAACCATACTAACTTTTGCTGTGTTTGCAGTTATAGCGTTTGCTTGTTCAGTTGTTATACCTGTTTTAAGCGTGTTTGTTGCTATTTCGTTAGCTTGTTGGGTGGTTATACCCACTTTAGCGTTATTCGTTGCTACATCGCTTTCTAAGGTGTCTAAATCAACTGCTTGTGTTACGCTTATATGCCCTACTTTTGTAGCATCAGCACTTGGGTAAGTGTTTTTAGCTGTATTAGCTGCAACATCTGTATTTGCGCTTACCCTTGCGTCTGTGTAATAAAGGTTTGTTGTACCCTCATCAATATCGTCTGTATCAAGTACTACATTGCCAGTAGCACCGTTTACTCTTGTTACAAAACCCTCTCCACCTCCTGATGGCTGAAAGGTAAAATTACCCTGCCCGTCTGTTGTAAGCACTTCGCCTGATGAACCATCTGCACCTACATCGTCTAAATTAAGAAGCCCTAAAGTTATAGTTCCTACTTGACCATTTACAGAATTTATGTTGTTTACCTCTGCTCCTGCTTCAATGTTTTGTAGTTTTGACTTTAAAGCGTCTGTAAAGGCATTTGTATTTGTGTTGCTTTCATACGATGCTTTTATTTGTGCAGCAGTAGGGTTAACTTGTGCGTTATCTTGTATGCCGTCAAGTTTTGTACGCTCTACACCTGTAATAATAGAACCACTACCAACACCTGTAATGTCTGATAATTCAGTAGCACTAATTGAATTTAAAGCAGTAGTAACATTAGCAACATCCGTAACATCTGCATTTGCTTCTATGTTAGAAAGTTTAGATATGTCTGATGACGTTGTAAATTTATTTGTAGTACTTGTGTCGCTTATATTGTCAGCATCTAAAACAACATCTCCTGTTTGGGTATTAACAGAAGTAACAGGCAAACCAGTAAGCTGTGAACCATCTCCAACAAAAGAATTAGCAGTAACAGTAGCATTAGCCACTATATTACCACTATTGTCTAAAGTAACCCCCGTTCCGTTACCCCTGCCATCAGTTATTTCTTTAGCAGAAGCACCAACCTCATTGTTATCGGTGGTTTTTAGTAACCCCTGATACGTTTGGTTTATTTGTTTGCCCTCTAAAGTTGTACCCATTTAAGTAACTTTTTAATTTTATTATATCTTCGTTTTTTGGTTTGTATATCCTCATAAAACCCACCCATTAAATAAACTGTCTTTGTCAGGGTAAATATCGTCATCTGAGTTATTCTCATACTCAGGGTATAAGTTACTATTAAAACTCATATGGTCTATAAACCTTGTTGTATAGTACTCTGCCAAATTGCGTTCTTTTTGCACAATAAAATCAACCTCATCTTTGCTTGGTGTTTCGCTGTTCTCGCTTGTGTGCTTAAACAAACCTCCGTTTTTTAACTGATAAGCAGAATAAGGTAAATACTCTACCATTGCAAAATGAATAAGCATAGGAGCAAGATACTCATCTACTAAACTTAAATAGTCGCCCGATAGCGTACCTGCAATAATATCAGCTTGTAGTTTGTCGTATAATTTACTACCTGTATAGTTTCTTACGTGTACCTCTTGGGCTATTTTAATAAACTGAATAAATTTATCAGTATCAACATTGCCATCAATGATACTATTTTTTACAAGGTCTGTTCTATTTATAAATAATGCAGTAGCCATATGTTAGTTTTTAAATCCCATTTTATTCCAATAAGCAGCCGTGTAGCCTTTTCTCGGCATATCTTTTGGCGCAACAGGTACTTTTTGTGCATTAGTTTCAGGCTTAAATCCTTGACTTTTAGCTTCTGTTGTACTAATTACATTCCCTAAACCTTTTGAGCCATCCTTACGTGCGTAAATACGTCTAAACCATTTGTGGTTGCATCTTGCACCACCTTTGTAAAGCCAAATAGAATAAGTATCAGAACCACCTTTACCAAAACCTGCATTTACAGCTTTAGTTTCCATAGCCTTAATGTCCTCTTTACGATACACCTTTTTAGCTGATACCATTTTTTTACAAAACTCCCTACTTGTGTCTTTAGTCTTTGCAGGGTTGTACATATATCTAACTAAGTACGTTTTATCTTCTTGACCTTTTTGTTTACTCTTACCATCTTGGTCGCTTTTACGATAAGGCTTTGCACTACCTGTACTTGCTAATTCAGTCTGTTCGTTTAACTCTTTTATTTTTTGGTCAAACTCATCTTCATTGTCGTAATCTACTTCTATTTCGTCTATTAGGTCAAAGTCCTTTAAAATATCCTCCTCGTTTTCGCCTAAGTCTATAAGTGCATCCGCTATTTCTGTATCTACAAACTTATCTATATCACTTGCTAATTTTACACCTGTTTCTTCTTCTTGTGTTTCAGCATCTACAAGGTCATTATCTATTTCTGTAAATTCTAAAGGTTGTAGCGTCTTGAAGTATAAATTAAGAGAAATACCATTATACGCTAATATAGCATCAAATGCATCTATAAGTAAGTTTTGGAATGGCCTAATAACTGTGTTATCCATTAGTATGGATGCTGTCTTTAATTCGTCTGCATTATTGCCAAGCCCTGTGTTGTCTTTAATACCTAAAAGCATAGGACTAACTACTCTGTGTGCTACAAGTATTTTACGGCTACTCTCATCGCTTAAAAACTGATATTGATTGTGTGCGTCGCTAAGTTGTACAGGGTCTATTGTAGCTGCTGTTTCAGGGCTATCGTTAAAAGATAATATAAACTTCCCTGCATTACTACTACCTGAAAACTTATCATAGATGCGTCTTTCTATCATTTCTCGCTCCTCAGCCGATGGTGTACCACTATTAAAGTTGATAAGCATTGACGGACTAAGGCCTGACTGAATGTTGTTTATATGAAAGTTAGAAATTTCTTCTTCTAAGTCTGCATATTGTAAACCACCTTGATAGTCAGGAGTAGCATAGTATTTATACCCTGCTCTATATGGCTTAACGTAAACTATTTCAATAGCTTCATTACTCATACCAAAAGCAGGTATTCTCTTTACTTGGTTAATACGGTTGTATTTTGCCCAGTCGCTTGAATAGTAATACGCTTCTATTTCGCCTTTATCGTTGCATTTCTCGGCTGCCAATTGTTCTACTGGTATATGCTCAACCCTTGCTATTTTTTTACGGTCTTTTGAGTATATTACTTGCATACTACATTGACCAAATAATTTAAGGTCGCTACATAGCTTTCTAACACAGTCTTTATGTAATAATGTTATAGCTTGTGCGTATGCTTCGGGCTTTCTTTGGCTATCAGTAGCGTCTAAACCCTTGCCGTATATCATAGCACTTAAAGCGTTTATAATAGCATTGTTTGTAGGGCTACCATTGTAACGGTCTATTAGGTATTGAAAGTATGAATTTTTATCTCCGTATGTTACAAAAGCCTTATTCTTTTTTTCTTCAATAGTAGGGCTAACATAATTTGATAAACTTAATGCGTGTATCATAATACTATATAATTATTGTCAAATGTATTGTTTGACTTGTATTCGTTTTTATTAGGAGAATAGTATTTATTTTGTGTTTGGTCAACATCTTGGTCTGTACAGAATATCCTATCCCTATAAACAAGTAAGGTAATACCCTCATCGTCATTCCATAGCTTTTGCTCTAACTCCCATTGGTCTAAACTTTGCCCCCATATATCAGGGTCACGTGTAAATTCTAAATCGTAAAACCTACCCTCTACTAAATTAAATGCGTGTGATAGCGTTAAATAATCGCCATCTTGTGTAAAGGTAACATCAGTAACGGTTGCTACATTGGTAGTGTCATCCCTTACAATCATAGCTGCTTCCGTGTAGTATAATCGTGGAATAAACTTAACTATTTGTGCATCAGTACTTGTTGTAAGTATTCTCATATAAGTATAACGTACAAATAATTAAATTTACTATAAGGCACAAAAAAAGGGGGTTTTTACACCCCCCTTATAACAAATCAATAAAAACTACCTACTAAGCATCAGGGTCAATAGGAGTAGTTGCACTTACATCAGGGGCAGTTGAAAAAAACGGTGGTGCTGTTTCCTGTGCAGTAGCTACAAGTGTAAACCCTGACAAGTCGCCCATAGCTGCGCCCGTAACAATCGTTCCACCTGTAATTTCTGCACCGTGTTCCTTACCAATTAAGAAATAGTTACCGTTGTAGTCCTCAACTACATAATGCGCTCTACCTGCATTTAATAGTTTAATTTCTTCTTGGGTTGCTACGTCTAAAAAAGTAAATGTAACATTTAGTGTAGTTTCGTAAAAAGTAGTACCGTTTTCTCTACTTGATGTTACAGATGTTTCTAATGAAGAATTACCTTTAATGTCAAACTTAAAAAACTCTGCACTTCCATCAGTAGGGAGTGTAATAGTACCACTTGCGTCTGTCAAATCGGCTACCGTTGATGAGTAGTCGAGAATGTAGATAGCCTTTAGACCACCTACTGAATTTTTACAAGGTAAACTTCTACCTTTAGTTATTGCACAAGCCATATTTATATTTTTAATAAAAAAGGGCAGGTAGGCATATACCTATCCCACCCCTTTTATGTTAGTTAATTACTAAGCGTTTACTCTGTAAACAATATCAGAACCGATGCCAAACTGTACACCTGCTGTATATCGCATTACAACACGTACATTTTGCGAACCATCAAGGTCAGCCATATCAATAACTTTAACTTCGTTACGGTCATCTAATAGACCTGTTCCAAAGAATAAGTTACTTTTTTGAGCAGCTACTACTGTATCATCTGCAAGTCCACGAGCCGTAATAAGGTTTACACCCTGAAAGTTCATCTCAGTTTGCCCTACGTTATACAAATCTCTGTATCCTAAAGCAGCTTGTGCGCCAATATATGCCTTTGCTACGTTTGTAGGAATATAAATGCTTAAATCCTCTTTGCCATAAACAGCACTTGGAATAGCATCTACTACTTTTTGCAATTCAGCAATAACATTAGAAGTAGTGATAGCAGAACCAGTAACATCTACTACTGTTGCATCAGCAGCCAATAGAGTAGAGAAACCATCAAAAGAACCCTCTCCTGTGCTACCCTGCCAAATAGATGTTTCAGTTGCGTTTGCAACCTCAGCAGCTACCTGTGCGATAACAAAGTCAGAAAATAAAGGTGGTAACTCATCAAAAGCACTAAAGCCCATTTGTGCAGCTTCCCAATCTGAATGTAGTTGTTTCTTACAAATTTGTAAGTTTACTTGCAATTCAGTTGGAGTAAGCACTTTTTCAGTAAGTGTCATTGTTGACGTGCTATCGTCAAAGTCGCAATCAGCAGAACGCACTAAGTTAGAGAACGAACCTACTTTCATAGCAGCTTTATATTTCACGTTTGGTAAGATAGTAACTGTACCACTATCTAAAGTATCGGCACTTAGTAAAGCAGCAGCAAGGTATTTCCCTGCAAACTCTCCTGCATAACTTGAACCTGTAATTGTTGGATTAGCCATTTTTTATTTATTTAGTTGTTAATTTTTGATAATACTTTATCGAATGTTGTAAGTCTTCTGTTTTGTGCAAACTTAACACCGATGTTGTTGTTTTTTTGTTCAGGGTTATGAGCAATAGGCTCAGCAGCAGGTTGTGATAGCTCCTCTGATAATTCAGTTTCTTCTACATTAGTAGTTTCTACTTCTTCGCTCATTTCTTCTTTCTTTTCAATCATTGCTTTTATTTCTTCAATCATTGAAACTACCTCTGCAAGTTCTTCTTTAGTAACATAGCCTAAATCTTCTTGCTCTGCTTCTTCTTCGCTTTCAGCGTCTTTAATCTCAGCAATAAGACCCTCTTCTGTTACTACAAGAATTTTACCATCTTCCATTTCGTATTCCCCAACAGGTACTGCAACTTTCTCATCTTCTGATACGATAAAAATTTCATTACCTGCTTCAAACGCCTCTGCTTCTAATACAGTACCGTTTTCGAGTTTAGCC